AGGGCGCTTGGTCCAGAGGGCGAAAATGATGTCAGGGTGGACTCTGGCTATTTGTATAAGATTCCAAGCATGTATTTCGTTGATCAGTTCGCCGTGAGCTGAGAACCGGAAAATACCGTTTACGGCTTTTTCGGGAATCTTAAGGTCCTTAATTTCGGCGTCCCCGAGAAGTCTTTCAGAAAGTATCTGACCATTAGACTTCCAGCCTGGACGGCAATTTTTACGGAGTCCTGAGACCATCCGACGGCTATAGCACTTGGCACAAATGGAGTCTGTTTGTGCCATTTTTTCGCAGAACGGATTGTCCAACGGCGATGTATTGATCGCCGGGACACCCCTCAGTTTCCCGGTCATGGTGCTAATCTTTACTGTCATTTCAATTCCTCCCTTTCCTTTGTGGGACCTTCCCGGAAGTGGGAGTGTCCCCGCTTGGTTGTGTGGGGCTGGTTCCCTTGCCCCGATGGCAAGTATACTACCACGGACGGCAGGGTATGTCAACAGGTCCTTTTTGCGACTTTGTGAGGACGTCACAGAAGCGCATATAAAGGAAGGGACTTCCGGCGTTTGTCAGGATGGAAAAAGTCTGAAAATTGAGATTTTGAGGATTTCAGGCTGCTGGAAGAAAAAAGACAGAGAATTAATCAAAATTTAATGAAAAAAAGACAGAGCAATAAACCGGGATGCAAAAAACCCAGTAATTGCAACGGTTCACGGAAGTACAGCCCGCTGTAAGAATGAAAAAATCGAGGGAAAAAGGATGGATCCGATGGTATCAGGATATCATATCCTGTTAATACTCAGCCATTGCAAGGCTTGCAGTGATTCCGTTGCAATAATTGTTGCAACGGGCTTGTCCTCATGATTCCGTTCGTGTCCACAAGGCCGAAACTCCCGAATAAAGAGGTTTCACGCGGGCGCACGGGGGAACCCAGGATCGCGCGCGCTTTGCTTACCTCCACAAATTTTTCTGCCAAAATCATACCACCCTTCCGTCACCCTCACAACACCCACGGAGACCCCTCTATCTTCCACGGAGAGCAACGAAACACCCTCAAGCCGACCTTTGATACCTCTTAATTACAGACCAACTACACAACGCGTTCTAGAGGCATCCTAGAGGCACTCATCGCTAGCTCCTCCCAAAGACCTCCCAGACCCCGAAAGCCCCCCTCTCAAGAACACCCTCCTCCCCTCCCCCGCCACGTCCACGGAGACCCCTCTATCTCGCACGGAGAGCAACGGTTCTCCTTTGAGCCGACCTTTGATACCTCTTAATTAAAGACCAACTACACCGTGGCTATAAAATTGTCACCTGGTCTTAAGACCTGGTCACAAAAACGCAAAAAAAGGGGTCGACGCCCAAAGCCGTCTCATGTTACCGGCCTTGCCTGGCGTCTCCCCCTAGGTGGTGCGTATGTCCTCATACCTCTCGATATGAGGGGCTGCTGTGTGCCTTATGGACTCAGCATGGATGTATATGTCTTCATACTGTTTGACTGTAGTCACCCTATTTACGATCTTCAATTAACCTTTAATCAAGACCTTCTTATAGTCTTTATAAAGACCTTTATAAAGACTTATATAGGGGTTAATGATGATCATGAATAAGGATAACACTATGTACTCCACAGTCATCAAAAGACTCCTGTGTTCATCATAGTAATAGGTCTATAGTTTATCTATAGTTATCTTAAGATACACTATAGATATCTATATACTCTATATATACTATGTTTTCCTTCCCTCCCCCCTTGTAGTGGTCTCGAATTCAAACCAGAGATGTCTCCCTCCGGAAGTCCCTCTTCCAAATGGTCTCTAAATCCACCGTCTTGTCATCAATTTCCCGTCCTGTTTACCTACAGCCATCCCAAGGAATCCTCTCCTCCCTCTTCCAAGGAACACAGACATCTCCTCATGAAGCTCTTTCGTCCTCTTCTCCCGCTGCTTGGCGTCTGCATCCTGGGCCATCTGATCCTCCCAGTACGCCACAGCCATGGCCAGGACGTCCAGACGGTCGTCATGGGAGAGGCATCCCCTGTCCCTGGTGATGTGGGACATCTGGTACATCATCTGGTATTTCAGCTGCTGCTCTATCCCGTAGCATTTGGTGGTCTCAATGTCCCTCTCGATGACCTTTGGGTCGACTATGAGACGGTGCTGGTTCATGACGGGCTCCAGGGTGTCGATGATTCGCTGTTCCTTCTGCCGTGAGTGCCTGATGTTCTCGTAGGAGCAGGGGTATGTCTTCTTTAGGTACGGTGCGAGGAGTTCGGAGAACATCCCGCCGCCGAAGTTTTCTTCGATGATGATGTAGTTGACCTTGTGCTTCTTGGCGATGTCAGCCAGCTTCTGGAGAGTGGCCGGTTCATATCCTCCCCGTATGCCTCCTGCATCAGGGACGAAGAGGTAGCCATGGAGCATCTTGACCACGGCGTATCCAGTCTCGTCCTTGCCCTTTCCCGACGGGTCGATGGCGAGGACGGATCCTGTGTATTCCGACCAATGGTCTTTGTCGAACCACATGGGACGGAAGTATCTGTCGCCGTTGAGGCCTACGCAGGGCAACTGCTGGATGACGAGTTCTGGCGAGGATGCCCAGACGATCTTTTCCGGTGCCTTGTCGGGCGGGACGGACATGACGACGAGGTCTGAGAGTTTGAGAGGGTATCTGTCGGCGTCGGAGAGGCTTGTGTCGAGCATGAACTGCAGCTGGAAGCCTGACTTTCCGTAGGAGGCCTCACGCTCCAGGAGGTCGATGTCGCTGAACCTCTTGGGGTCTGTGGGTTTCCCTATGAGGGAGGGTGTTTTCTCCACGTGTTCGAGGAGGAAGGGGGCGATCCGTTCGCCGTATACTGCAAGGTTCTTCTGATCCTTGATGTCTGGGTATCTGACGGGCCATATCCTGACGGAGTACCCACGTTCGGGGAGGACGTTGTAGAGGGATTCGATGGACTGAGGGGTACCGAGGTAGGTGATGGAACCTCCAGGCTTGAGGATGGACTCGAATTCCTTGACTGTCTCTCCGAGTTTCTCCCGTGCCTGTTGGGTCTGAGTGTTGTTCGGTACTTCCACGTCGTCGGCGATGATTTCGTCTGCACGGGTTCCCGTAAGCTGTCCGAAGATGCCGACGGACTTGACCGAAGGGGCGTGGTCGGCAAGGGCGGGGGCGACGTCGAAGGCTATTTTGGATTCCCTCTGGTCTGCACGGGGAGCGAGGCATTGGAGGACAGGCATTTCCTTGATGAGCCGCAGGGTGAAGGTCGAGAAGTCGTCCGACCGTGACTTGGATGCGGAGACCACAAGGAAGTTCAGCTGAGGATCCATGCGTAGCTTCCAGCATACGTATGCGCTGGTGATCCATGACTTGCCAACTCCACGGAAGCCCTCAATGATTTTCCTCTTGGGGCCGTACTGAAGGAAGGTGGCGATGTCATACTGGACAGGTGTTGGTTCTGGAAGGGCAAGGTGCTTCCAGACGAGCCACAGGAAGGCTCTGAAGTCCTTCAGTTTATCAGGCAGCGGAGGTATTTGTGATGTGTTTGCCAGGGCGTGTGTCCTCCTTTGGTTGTGTTTTGCAAATTGCATGCACAAAAAGGGAGAGGCCCTGTGAGGCCCCTCCCTGGGGTGTGTCTACTCGAAGTCGGCTGGGACGAAGTCCGGAAGTTCCTTGCTCAGAATGACGAGGTCGTCGTTGTGGCTGACTGGGCAGTTGATGCCGTTGTCCTTGAGGAACTTGATGGCGTTGGAGATGTCCGAGGCTCCGGCCTCTCCTGAGAGGATGCGGTTCTTGAGTTCCCTTGCGACGACTTCGTGGAGTTCGTTGAGTGCGTCTTCGGACGCCGGTTGTCTATTCGCCATAGGTTTCCACCTTCTTTACGAGTTTGTCACGGAGTGCCTTGAGGATATCGTTGGCAGAATACCCGCTGATGGCCACGACCACGTTGGTCATGCCGCTGGAGATGCTGAGTTCACATGTGATCTGGCTCATGATGTACCCCACGAACCCTGCTGTGAGGTTGCCGATGATGAACCACCGCCATGAGAACGGGTCTTTTTTCGTGCTGTTGAGGATTTTGACTGTCCCACCGAACATGGCGAGGAGGATGGCCGGGAGGCTTGTGTTTACGAAGCCACACATGGTGTCGAAGAAGGTCTTTTCGTCCTGCATGGCTACCTCGCAATGGCGAATCCTAGGACTGCCACGCCTATCCCGATGAGGATGCCCTCGTTCCGTGCCTTCCGTGTTTCCAGCTTTATCTCCGATTTCATCCTGACGGGGATGAGTTCGATCTCCCTCTGGCTGGCGGCAAGCTGGACGCTGACTTCCCTGATGGTGTCCTCCATTTTCTGGAGGTGTTCGTCCTGTGTGTCGATAGTGCTCTTCTGGATTTCCAGTTTTTCTGTAGTCTTCCGTGCCGTATCCAGACTCCCGCAGACCATGTCTTCCTCCAGCACCGTTCCTTTCGGGAGGAGTTTCCATTCTGCGCTACTCCCTGATGAGAGTATTGAGCCGGTCAACGATAGCCCGATCAGGAAGACTGCCAATGTCTTTCTTAATGTTTTCTGCACGGGTTGCGACCTCCTTCCTGACGGTCTCACGGGTGTTGGTCAGGGTTTCAAGCTGGCCCTTGACGCTTTCGAGTTCGTTCACCACGGTCTTCACGTCCACTCCCGCAGGGGAGAAGAGTGCCCAGAGAAGAAGTGCTCCTCCTCC